CGCCTAAGACGTTTGAGGCGTCGTTCATTGGGATCGACTATGGCAACACGGGCGGAACCACCTATTTCGACAATGCCACCATCTCCGGCAACACCATCAACTGCCGCACGACGACCAACTACACGGCAATCAAGGTTCGGCGCGCAAACAACACCACCATCGACGGGAACAACATCATCGGTTGCGAAATCGGCGTCCAGGCCGGGGCCAACGCGGCCAACCTAGGGATCGGCAAGAACGACATGGGGAGCGTGACGACCCCATACGATATTTCCATGTCGGCCACGATGGCGCCGAACGGGCAATTGCGGCAGATTTCAAGCGCGTTTAACATCTGGACGCTGGCTGAATTTACGCAGGCTTCGGGCGCCGCAAACAGCGCCATTCTGTTCGGCAATCCAACCACCGGAACGGCTTCTCAGCGTGGTTTGTGGTGGGGCTACGACGACAAAGATTTGAACTTCGCCCGCTTTGATTCTTCGGGCTCCGCGGGGCCGTCTACCGACCTTACCATCGAGGCCGACGGCGACACGAAAGTGATCCATAATCTAGGCATCGGCGTCTCTCCTACGGTGCCGCTCGATGTGGTTGGCGCGGTGAAAACGACCTCTACAGTGACGGCAGGGAGCTACTTGGCATCCGTTGTGAGCGGTAAGGAAATCCGCATACAAGGCAACTACAGCGGTGCCGTTGGGGTTGGCTCTATGACCGCTGACCCGATGTTAATGCTGGTCGATTCGGCGGAGCGATTTCGTTTCACGACTTCGGCACTCCTGCCCGCCACGACTGACTCATACACCATCGGCAGCACATCAGCGCGGGTGCTGGGGGCATACTCGAAGATTTTCGATTCGGTCGTCAGCGGCGGTACGGGCGACTACATGCAGACGCGGAAGCTGCAACTGTTCGATAATACCGGCTCCTCCACGGGCGCGTCCTTTTGGGATCTGAATGTCGTGATGAGCGGAGTTGGCGCTGGCCAGAACTCGTATTTCTACCTGCGCGACAACGGCGGCAACACGGTCTGGCGAGCAGACAAGATCGCATCCGGCGCAGCCGTGGCGACGACGACGATCTACACCGACCTCCTGCCCGATAGCACCGCCAACGTCCGAGACCTTGGCAAGACCACGCAGCGGTGGGACGAGATCAACGGCGCATCGCTTGACCTATCTGGAGCGGCCAACATCAGCGGCAACCTATCGGCTGCCGTCATCAACGCCACTGGCTCGCCCGCCTATCGGGTCAATGGAACAACGGTCATCAACGCCAGCAGGGAAGCAACCTTCGTTGGACTCACAATCCCAACCGGCGCGGCGTCCGGCTACGTGTGGACCTCGGATGGCTCTGGTGTTGGCTCATGGCAAGCTGCCGCTGGCGTTACGGCTCCGCTTACTCTCACGCTGGGCGCTGCTGGATACTCCGAGCCTCTCATTGTCGCCAACTCCACCAACGGCGTCTACGGCGCGTGCATGGCGATGGCTGCTACGGACACGTCCACGTCTACGGTTTACACCGCAGGGCGCATCTGCGGACGGTACGACTCCGCATCGTTTGCCGATGAGCTGGTGACCATCCAGACCGCAAGCGGCATTGGCGCGTATGACGTCGCCATGGCATTCAAAAATCAAGCGGTGACCATGCCCGGCACGCTTGATGTGACCGGCAATATCAGCGGCGCGGTCATCAATGCGACCGGCTCGCCAGCCTATCGAGTCTCCGGCACGACGGTCATCAACGCAAGCCGCGAAGCGACGTTTGCGGGCCTCACCATCGCTACGGGCGCTGTAAGTGGCTACGTGTGGACCTCGGACGGCTCCGGCGTTGGTTCCTGGCAAGCTGCCGGGGGCGGGTGGACCGTCAGCGGCTCGGATGTCTACCGCGCCACGGGTATCGCCACCGTCGGACACACCTCGCCCATCGTGAGGCTGGGACAAAACTTCAACGTCAATTTCGCAGGCGATTACGCGGGCATGGCAATCAATACGTGGTCTACCGCCGATGGCCATGGTGGCGTGCTGGATTTCAACAAATCAGGCAACGGCACCATTGGCACGCAAGGCGCAGTGGTAAGCGGGGAAACACTCGGGCTGTTTGTTTTTCGCGGTTCCGACGGTACAGACTTCCAGCGCGCAGTCGAGGTAAACGGCGAAGTAGATGGCACCGTGTCATCCGGCGTTGTGCCCGGCCGCATTCGCTTCCGCACCGCCAACACATCCGGCACTATGACCGAGCGGCTGCGCATTGACTCTGCTGGGCTGGCTTCGTTCGCTGCGGGCGTGGATATCACGGGCAACCTATCAGCCGCCGTCATTAACGCCACGGGCTCCCCAGCGTATCGCGTCGCCGGCACGACCGTGATCAACGCCAGCCGGGACGCCACGTTTGTGGGGCTCACCACTTCCGGCGCGGTGTCGCTGGCCGGCTCCACGATCACGGCGTCCTCGACGTTCTCCTCGGACCTGATCGCTACGACGGGCAGCACATACGCGCTCGGCTCGAATGCGGTGCGGTGGCTGGCCTACCTGAATAGCACGAATATCAATGGCACTGTGACGCTCAATGGCACGATCACGGGCGATATCCTGCCGACGTCGAACAATACCTATATCAACGGGTCTAGTTCCGCGTATTGGAACCAAGTCGCCTCCGAAACCTTCTACGTCGAGAACTCTGGCCGCATTCGGCCGCGCACCGCCAACACGGGAAGCGTGGGGATTTCGTCGGCTCGGTTTAACAAAGGCTGGTTCACCGACATGGACATCACGGGCACCATCACGCCTCCAAGCGGGACAGCGTTTTCAGGCACGAAAACCGTGCGGGACGCGGCTGGCACGGGTACTTGCACGCTGACATTTTCAAGCGGCATCATGACCGGCGGCACCTGCTAAAAAACTAAACCGGGGATTTCTCCCCGGCAAAGCTAGCTAGACAACGGAAGATTGGCCATCCGCTCACTTGGGAGCGGTCCGGTAACCCGGATCTATTGGAGCCACGGCTAACGCCGCTCCGCTCATACCCCAACCCCTTCATTTTATGCGCACCATCACCCTCATCGCAAGCATGGGCCTGCTTGCGGCGGCTGAACAGCCGAAACCCACGCCCTCCCTGAACACCGCCGAGCGCACCGCGCTGGGCTATGTAGTCGGCAAGTCCAAAGAGCTTGACGACCAGCAAAAGCAACTGCGCGCGCAATACGAGGCCATCGTGGCCGACGCGTGCAAACGGGCGCTATCCGTACCAGCGTGCAAAATCAACGACGACGGCACACTGACGAAGATTGCCGACGAGGTGAAAAAGTAGCCATGTTCGGAATCCTGGAAAATCTCACCAAGGCGGCGGTTGGCATCGCCACCACGCCGGTCGCTATCGTTGCCGACGTGCTGACGTGCAACGGCATCGCCACCGACCAAAAAGAGGCGTACACGGAAGCGCACCTGAAGCGGATCATGCGCAATTTCGAGGAGGCCGTGAAGTGATCTCGCCGAAGCTGATCCCCGCCATCATCCTCGCCATCGCCGCGCTACGGGGGCAGTCCATCTGCGGCAAGGACGACCGCAACCCTGCGCCGAACGTCGATCTCGTCCAGGTGAGCTGCATCGACTACGACCGACTCCGCGAACTTGCACCGCAGCACCCCTGGCCGGCGGGCAAGGTGACGCAGGTACTCGTCCATATCCGCGAAGGCGACGCCGTGCGGGTGACGGTGGACGGCGTGCAGAAATTCGCCGACCTCATCCGGGACGCCTGGGGCCGGCTGATTGCGCTGGTGCAGTTTGACGGTGTGGAGCACACCGCCGTGGCCGTCAAGGTGTATCGGGCGGTGGAGGAATAATGGCAGAGCATCGGCAGTTACCCGTTGATGTCGTCAATCACCCGCCGCATTACACCGGATGCCGCGCGGAGTGCATTGAGATCATCGAAGATCACGGCTGGGGGCTCGCTTACTGCCTCGGCAACGCCATGAAGTACCTGTGGCGCTGCCAAGACAAAGGCACCATGCGGCAGGACTTGGAAAAGGCGCGGTGGTATATCGATCGGGCGTTAAAGGGCATGGATAAATGAAACTCCGCACCGCTGCCGTAGTAGCGACCACTGACGAAGGCGACAAGATCGGCGGGCCGTACTTCCTCCCGCTGGACCAACCCGCAAAACAGGAAATCAAGGAACTCGCCCGCGAATACGGGCCGCTCGACATCAAAACGAAGGAGCAACCATGTTTGAAGCCGAAGTAAGAGCCACGTTCGCCGCGCAAGCGCGCGCGATGGCCGATCAATTCAACCAGATCAAACTGGACGACTACTTAGGCGCCTGCCGCAATTGGGCAATCCGCGCCAACGGGCCGCCGCCAGTAGTGCCGATGGGTTGCGTTGCCGAAGTGGAGTTTGAGCCAGTGTTCTCGCTGCGCATCGTCAATACCGAAGAACCGGTCTCGGACATCAAGCCGGAATCGTTTCTGCCGAAATACTCCACTGATACGGACGCCGTTGGCGGGCCGATTGGCGGGCCGATCCCTGGCGCGCTGGGAAAGTTCTACGCGGCGGCAGGCACGAACCCGCAAGCAGGCGAAGACTACCGCACGGGTGGATTCACCTATGTCTACAAGCGGCCGACTCCGTTCGGCGGATTCTGGGCAAAATTATGAACTGGCGCAAAATCTTCAAAGCCGCGCTCATCGCCGCTGGCTCCGGTGCCGTGGGTGCCGTCGCGCAATCCGCCCAGGAAGGCGCAAGGCCGGAAGCGCTCAAGACCGCCGCTATCGCCGGGGCTGTACTGGGCCTTATCGGCCACCTGACGCAATCACCCATCGAACCCAAAGCACCACCGCCCGAGAAGTAGATCCCACATGCAGGGGAATACCTTGGAACAACTGGAACGCATCGCCGTTACCCTTGACGATGTACGCGGGGACGTGAGTGGCCTCACCACGTCTCAGGCTGTTCAGACTGAACAGTTGCGCAATATCGTCGATCATTTGGCGCGTCTCAATGGGCGCGTCGGTAAGTCCGAAGACCGCCTCTCCAGCCTCGAAAACGACCGGGCCGAACAGCGCGGGGCTTGGAAGTTTATCGCGCTGATCTCCTCGATTCCAGCCTCTATCATCGGGGCCGGGGCGATGT